CGTCAATAATCTGCACTACATCACCTTCTAATGTGCCGGCTGCTGCTGGCAACGTAATTGTAAACGCTCCACCTGACGAATCTGCAAGTATTCTATCTTGCGGCTCGGCAGTATATGTAGTGTCTATGTCGCGAAGTACTGGTGCTGCTGTACCTGTTGTTGATATATATCTACCCATGTTAGTTTCCTTATCCTATATGTATTTATACAGTTGACGTCTCAATTCCAAAAGCAACTGCTGAAACATTTGCTCCTGATGACCGTACAACTAATTTTTTTCCTGCATCAAGAACAATACCTGTTCTTTCAAGCACACCTTTGGGGTTGATTTCGATATCAAACTCTATAAATTCCGAATTCAACGGTGTATCTGCTGCCGCTACTGCTAATCTTATAGTAGTCGGCGAATTTCCTCTGTTGCAAACTGATACACTTGCTATTGCAAATGTGTCTGTAGGACATGTATACAATGTTGTATCCACATCACCAGTTAAGTCTCCAACTCCTAATCTTCCTGTAGCCATGTTAATTAATCTCCATTCATTGTGTTAAGAAATAGTTAAGAGCGACTGGGTGGCCATCCACTCCTCGCTTAAAGTTCATTTTTTGTTCTACATCTATCTGCGTATCGCCAACATGTTCTATGGTATTAGTAGATATTTGTATCTGGCCTGCCGTAATACTATTTACATTCAATGTGGCTGCGCCGCCACCTATTTGTGACGTAATGTAAGTTTTTATTGCCTTTTGTGTAGGTACTATGTTATCACTATTAGCAGTAAACGTTCCGTCTGTGCTAAATTCTGTAATTGTTGCGCCTGTTCCGCCTAAACCAAGTTCACCTAATGATAACTCCTGCAAGCCGCTTATGTTAAACGCATCAGCGTTAAGTGTAGCAACACCTGTTGCTTGTTCAACACTAAACAATTCGCCAACTCTAAAGTTACCGTCTTGGTCAGTACTTGTGTAGAACACTCTGCCGCCGCCACTATCTATAGTTTCATTATCTGGTATTGGGTCAATTAATGGTACTCCTGGATAATTTGTATTTGCAAAGTTTCCTGTACCAATGTCTAAGAAATCATGACCAGTTAGACGTACTTGACTGTATCTCAGTGTAAACGAAAGATCTTCATTGTGTTCAGGTGCATCTGTAATAGGCAGTGACGGACTTACTTGTAACTGCGCACTAAACGGACCAACGCCGCCTAAATCTCTTACAACAACTAGTCTAAAAAATTGTCCCGGTAAATGATCGAATTCTACATTTGCGCCGGCTTTTGGTTCTTCTGTTAAATTTACAACTTGAATAAGTTCTCCAGGTTGATATCTATCCATAAACCCATCGCCTGTTACTTCGGCTTCTGCTGTAACAAATCCTGTTCCTCTATCAGTCCACGTAGGTTGTGTAAGCACACCATCAGCAATTCTTACTTGTATTGGTGCATCAACTGTATTATTTGGGTCGACAAAAGTTAATGTTGGTGCAGACGTATATCCTGAACCTGTATCCCAAAGGGTTACTTTTGAAATTTGACCGTCTTCAACATATGCGCGGCCTTTTGCAGTATCTGAATATAAGCCACTAGGCGGTGCAGTAAATGTAACTCTTGGTTCAATTACATACGTAGTTGTTCCGTCTAATGTTGTTTCTACAGCTTGCCCAGTGACATGATCCCATCCAGGAGTTCCGTCACTCATTTTGTAAATAGAAGCAATCTTTGTTCCAGAATTGTAAGAATCGATATATCCATATTGTCCTACACCAACACCTGATGTAATATGTACAGCCATACCAATGTATTGTCCGCTTGTTCTAATATCTGTATTACTAACTGTAATACTTGTAGCGTTTCCGCCCTGGGCAGCGTTAGTTCCAGTAATATAATCTTTGCCACCTAAGTTATCTGATGGGTTTAGCATTCTTACTTCAAATACTGCTCCGTTATTTACAACAGGAGTATTAATACTTGCACCAAAGCCTTCGCCTGTAACTGTAAAGGTTGTGCCGCCTGCTGTATAATCTTGTCCTGCGTTTAAATATTCAAAGATTAATATATCATCGCCATCTGTTAATACTGAATCTATAACAGCTTCAAACGATCTATTTGTAACTTGCCCAGTGGTTGCAACTTCAGTTGCATCTGTGCCTTCTGCAACAGTACCAAATGTACCATAAGATGAGTTACCGTTAGTAGCACGAATCTTACCACCGTTCTCTGCTAAGTAACCAATGTGTCCATAATATGAGAACACACTAACAAGTTCTGTTCTACCTAAGTTAGTACACCATACGCCAATACCATCACTTACGACTTGTGTAAAGTCGTTAGCAACGATTGAGTCGTTGCCGCCATCGTGTAAGTCACCGTCAATTTTACAACCAATACAGCCTGTACCAAATGTTGTTACGTTTTGTACGTATGGAGATTTGTTAGTAATCCATGCATCTGTGTGTGCTGGACCCCAACCCGGATCTAAACTTACAAATGCTCCTGCTGTAGGACGTTTGGTGCCAAATGCATTATCACTGCTTAATGTTCCTGTAAGGCCTGATACTGTACAGTTTCTTAAACCTGTACCATTACGCATGTAAAACATATCTTTGGTAATTGATCCATTTACTGCATTTACATATTGTTCTGCTGCCCGTAAAGATCTATAGTTAGTTGAATACAAAAGATCGTGTTTAATTGCATCAATATATTTGTTTACGTCTCTACGACATTTGTCTGCATTATAACTGTATGACGGATATGTATCTGCAATGTATCCAATAACCTCTTCTACAAGATAAGTTCTATTTTTCTCAATTACTTCCGCAGCATATGTATTCTCAATAGTTGTAGTTAATACATTACTACCGTACTTAGTAGGTATTGTTGAGTCGCCTGACGCACCATTTACTCCAAAGTCAATATAATCATGTATTTGTCTAGCAAGTTCAGCTACTTCTAATGCCACTGCAGAATCTGCAACAGTTAATGTTGAATCTACTGATTCGCCTGAGAACGAACTTAATCCGTCTGATAATCCTGGGCCGTCGTTGTCTCCTGATAGCAGTGCATTTAGATTACTTTCTAAATTTAAAATACCTGCTAGCGAATACGGAGTATCTGATGAACTTACTAAAGAGCCTGCAGGTACAATTCTAGTTGATCGTAATTCGTCTCCAACTACTGCTGTGTTGTGCGGTACTACAATTGGTAAGACTTCTGAAAATTCTCCTGTCTTTACAAAAATAGTGTTGTTTGCAATTCTTTCTGCCGGAACACCTGTATTAACACCTGCTGTTACTGCATCTGTCAATATTACAAGTAAATTATCTATAGTTGTTTGTGCATCGGTTTCTTCAGAGTAGCTAACGTTTGTTGTTTGACTAAAAGTTCCGTATGTAGCAGCAGGCGCAACGTTACTTATTACTGCATCTATTAAATCTACAGTGTAAGTCATTGCTGCATTAAATTCTGCTTCTTTGCCAACAATATCAGTGTTATCAAAAATATCTAAAGTTAAATTTCTTACCTTTTGGTTGCCACCGTGAGTTATATCATACATAATAGCAGAAACTAATCTTCCACTATATATTTCCCAAGCCGCTTTATCATATGTAAACGAACTAGTAAATGGCGTTCCAGCATTTGCTGTAACTTGTGCATCTACCCATTCTACTGTTTCGTCCATAATAAACGCATTGTTTGTTTCTATCAAATACTTTGCATTTGGTCTTAATGCACCATTTTCTATTTGTTGTGCAGCATATTGAATAGTCTTAAAAGGTTGGTCAAGTGTTGTACCGTATGTAGGTGCAGGAGTGTCTTGTCCGTTGTTTGTTTCAACATAGTAAACATTATTGATTGAACCTAAGAAACTCCATTGCGGATCAGTTCCTGCATTGTTTACTTTTAATACTTGTCCGCTATCACCTATTGGTAATCTAGCTGCACCAGCTCCGCCATAGTAAACTATGTCGCCTCTTGTTGTTAGTACATTAGTTTCTACGCCACCGGATAATAAATTCCATTCACTGCCGTCTACATCTTGATCTGGTCTGTTTTGAGCAACAGTTTCGTCTGAATCGTGAGCAACAATAGCAATATAACTGTTATCGCCATAGCGCACAGCATCTCCTGCATCATAAAATGTTGCATCTGCCCAAGCACCTTTCCATTCGATACCGCTGTTAAGTCTTTCCCAGTAATCAGTATTAGGTGGACGTTGTCCAGTATGCTTGTCTATACATAGGTATGTAAATCCGCCAAGTCTTACTACATCGCCTTCGATGTATTCTCTATTTGTACTATCGTCGTCGTAATCGCCTATGAACCGCCAACCAGTGTTTAGTACGTCCCAATCACTTGTGTTATCTGACGGTTTCAAAGCAATGTTATTTGTGACTGCTACATACGAATATCCACCATAAGTTACTATATCGCCAGGTTGATATCTTTCATAAGCACTCCAATTATCTTCGAACTCTAATCCTTCTACAAATTGTGCCCAATTAGATTCGTCTGCTGCTAAACTTGTTGTGCTTGTATGATGTGTATTAGCAATCCATATGCCACCACCCCATTTTACAAGATCATTTACTTTGTATCTTATAGAAGTTGCCCATGTACCTTTATATTCAATACCTTTATGAAAATAATCCCATTTTGATTGGTCAGCTTCTAATCCTAGTGTTTCTGTTGCTGCAGATGTATGGCCGGTATTAGCAACATAAAGTTGTCCGCCATATTTTATAATATCGTTTTTTCTGTATCTTTGCTCAGTTGCCCAGTTACCTAGCCATTCAAAACCTTCTGAAAATACTTGCCATTTAGATTGATCGTTTTCTAGTCCTAAAGAACTACTAGCACTTGTGTGACCTTCAATACAGATATAAGTTATACCGTTGTATTTTACAATATCATTTATTTTATAGCGAGCTATTTCGCTCCAATCGCCGTTCCAGTCAAAGCCTTCTCCGTAAAGGTCCCACTTTGCCTGATCATCTTCTAATCCTAGTGTTACTGTTGCAGCACTAGTATGAGCTGTATTAGCAATATATAAGTAGCCGCCGTATTTTACAACGTCATTAATTTTGTAATAGGTGTTAACTAGCCAGTCGCTTTTCCAGTCTTGGCCGTCGGACATTTTATTCCAATGTATGCTTTGATCATTAGCAAAATCTACTGAACTTGTATGTCCTGACAAAGCAACATATACATTACCGCCGTTGCGAACGATATCATCTTTGTAATAAACTGTAGAAGCGGACCAGTCGCCCTTCCATATAAATCTAATTCTACCTAGTTTAAATTCTGCCATTTTTTCTTCCTACATGTATGTTATATGTATTTATCATTATGCTATATTTAACCTCCAACTCCGTAAAAAAGTGAAGCTAGATAATGACCATCTGCACCTTTTTTTAGATTTACTTTTTGGTTTACATTAATTTGTAAACCACTAGTAGTTGTTAGTCGATTTGTATCGACCTGTACTTGTCCTGCTACTAGTCTGTTAGTATTTGCATTTGATCCACCGCCGCTAATTCTACTTTCAAGATAAGTTTTAATCGCTGCCTGAGTAGGCACAATATTATTAGAATCAGCAATAAATTTAGGATCTTTTGAAAATTCTCTAATTACAACTTCGGTGCCACCTACTTGAATACCACCAATGGATAATTCTGTTAAACCTCCTAGATCAAATTGACTTGCATTGATTGTGACAACACCTGTTGCCTGTTCAACAGCAAATAATTCTCCTGCCCTAAAATTACCATCTTGGTCAGTTGATGTATAAAATACTCGTCCGCCACCTTTTGCAACAGTTTCGTTAAATCCTTGTGCTGCATTTAATGGGTCTTGTCCTTCTAGATACAAAGTTGGATATCTTGTTGAACTTACATTTCCTGTACCTATGTCTAAGAAATCATGCCCTGTCAATCTAACTTGACTATACTGTTGTCTAATAGTAATTACTTCACCGTGAACAGGAGCTTCTTCAACACCTATACTAGGACTGATTGAAACAGTTATTTCAAAAGGACCAGCTCCTGTTTGTTCATCTACTCTAACAACTCTATAAACAACGTCACCTATGCCATTTATTTCTAAGTTATCACCAGGTCCTGGAATTCTAGATACATCTGAAAGTACTAATGATAAACCTGTTTGAAATACTTCAGCAAAGCCGTCGCCAGTAATAGTTGCAATAGCTGTTACGTATCCTGATCCTCTATTAGACATTTCTGGTTGTGCTAAAACTTTATCTTCTTTATTTACAGAAATTAGTGCGTCTATAGTATTTGAATTATCAAATATAGTTACTGTAGGTGTAAGATAATAGTTACTTCCAGGATCGTAAATTAATAAATCACTTATTCTAGATGAAGAAACTTTTGCTCTTATAATTGGTCTAGCACCATAGTCTATTTGACATAAATTAGTAGTAAGATTCTCGATAGCAATCCATCCATCACTACCATATGCAGCACCTGACCATTGTCCAAAATTATTGAATGCAAATGCTGAACTATCGCTATCAACTAATCTCCATGTGTCGCCGCCTGCACTAAATCCAATTCTATTTTCATCAGCATCTGTAGATTGGCCAAATGACATAAACATGCCTTCGCCGTATTGAATACTAGTAAAGGGCGTTGGAGTAATTACAGTTTCTTCATACCAATTTATTCCGTCAAAGCTTCTAGCGAATATAGTGTCGCCGCTGGGCAGTTCTCCTACTGCAATAAATCTTCCATTTCCGTATGTTATATCGTGCCACGTGCCTGAAGATAATGGAGACGAAGTAGACCATGTACTTCCGTAATCTGTTGATAACGCTATAAGACCATCAGATGCTAAAATAACTGCTGTTCCATATGTACTAGCTGCGCCTGCTTGGAAATAATTAAAGTTTTCTTCGAAAGATGCAAAGCTAGATAAAATAGTAGTAGAATATGCACCCCATGTATCACCATGGTCGCTTGATACACTTGCAACAAACGGTCCTATACTAGCATTATTTCCTATTGCATAAACATAACCGTTGCCGTCGCTAAATAATACCTTTGAATCTGTACCAATAAACGGAGATGTAGTATCAAAAGCATAAGTGCCATCTGGTTGAATCTTGGCATAAATGCCTATAGATCCTATAGGCAAAGATATAAACACCGATCCTGTCCATGCTGTCTGAGTCAAATCAGTTGCACTACTAGGACCATTCAACACATTAGTCCACGTTGTGCCGCCATCTTGAGAAAGAAAATAGTTTGCGCCACTGCCGTCTTGATCGATTCCTGTTATAAGATATGAGCCGCCGCCAGCTGCTATATAAAGTGGATTTATGTCGTTGCCAGTAAGGTCAGTAAGAACAGATGTATTAAAGGCTGCTTCTTCTGCTGTTACTGTAGGTTCAATACTATAAACAGTAGTTTCGTCTAGTGTTGCCTCAATTGGCCAACCTGGCTGGAAGTGATCCCATCCACTTTCTCCACTAGATTCTTTACTAACAATTGCTATTTTTGTTGTGCTATTATAGGCAGATATTGTTGCATACTGCCCTACGCCCTTACCTGCTGCAATTACTATTCTTTGGCCTAGGTATTCAGTATTATCTGCAATGTCAGATGATGCTATAGTAATTTGTGTTGTATCGCCTGCTTGAGCATTGTTAGAAACAAATGTATAATTTAATCCGCCCGGTATGCTAGAATCTCCAACAGCTTCTACTCTAATATTGCTTATAGCATTATTTCTAGTCTCTGTATATGTTCCTAAAGCACCTGTGCCTGCGCCTGTAAAAGTAACAGCAGCACTGTCATAATCTTGTCCAGCATTTGAATAACCTAACGCCAGTACTTGCTGCTGAACAGTACCGTATGTAAAGATTTCGTTAACAGTTGCTTGAGTAGATCTATTATTAATTGTGCCGTTAATCGGTGTTTCATTTGCGTTTACTCCTTCTGCAACGGATCCAAATTCTCCATAAGAGTTATTACCGTTAGTAGCACGTAGTATGCCGCCATTTTCTGCAAGATATCCAATATGGCAGAAGTAAGTAAACACACTAACAAGTTCCGATCTACCTCCATTAGTTGCCCAATAACCTATACCGTCATCTAATACTTGTGTAAAGTCGTTAGCAACAATTGAATCATTGCCGCCGGCGTGTAATGCTCCGTCAATCTTCATACCTATGCATCCAGTACCAAACGTTGTTACGTTTTGTACGTATGGAGATTTATTTAAAATCCACACTGATTGATCGCTAAATCCTGTTCCGGGATCTAAACTTACAAATGCACCTGCTGTTGGCCTACGAGACAAATAAACATTTTGATCACCAAGTGTTCCAAAGAGTCCTTGTAATGTCATATTTCTTATACCAGAACCGTTGTTTACATAAAACATGTCTGATGTTTCAAATCCGGCTGCTGGGCTAATTGTAGTACTTCTTAGTTCGTCTCCTATTAAGGCACAGTTTCTTGGAATCTTAATAGGTAGTTCTTCTTCATAAAATCCTGTTTTTATAAACAGCGAAGTATTAGGATATGTTTCTATTACAACCGGTACAGATCCTAAATCAAAGTTATCTGCACCTACAGTTTCTCCAACAAAATCATCTATTCTAGAATCTAAATAATCTGTTAGTTCATTATATCTTCTTATTGTTTCTTCTGATGCTGATGCTGTTCCTAATGTTGCAAGAAGCTCTTTGGTAGCATCTACAGAATCTATACTATTAGAATCATCCAAATCTCCATAGGAATCTCCTGTCCTTGGATTTGTTACTCCTAGTGCTGTATTTAATGTGGCCGCAGTACTATCTAATGTTCCTGCTACTTTTTTTAGAATAGCATTAGATAACATAGTGAAAACACTATCTTGTGTATCTGTTGTGTACTTTAATAAATTTAGTTTGTTAATACCTAAATTTGTTGTAATATATTGGCATGCATATCTTACAGTTCTAAACGGAGCGCCTAAACTTTTTCCGTTGTCGTCGCTATCGACACCCTCTGGACTAACGTAAAATACATTTGAAATTTCTTCATATGTACCCCATGAAAAATCTCCTGCTGGTGTAACTTTTGCAACTCTACCAGGATCTCCAATAGGTTGCCTTATAATTTCATCAACATCACGGGTGCGTATGTCGCCTCGTTGGGCTAATACACTATTGCCGGAACCTTGGATTAATACTACCCAATAATCTTGATCATCTTGTTGAATATCAATATCTGGTCTGCTGTCTGACGCAGTTGAAGTATGTCTAGAAATACATTGATACGTAGTACCTGCCCACATCACAATGTCGCCTAATTTATAAGCAAAATTATCTTGCCAATCGCCTTTGTATTCTATACCATCTACATCTAGTTCCCAAGTGTTTTCGTCTGCATCTGGAATAACGTTTGTGTTATCAATAAGCGAAACATAAAGATATCCGCCGTGCCTAATAGCATCTCCAGGTCTGTAAGTTACACTATCTGACCAGTCTTGTAAAAATCTATAGCTTCTGTTGAGAACTTCCCAGTCGCCGGTGTCTTGTAATAAGCCATTAGTGCTAGGTTGCGAACCGATGTTATTAGTTAATGCTGTGTAACTATAGCCGCCATAACGTACAATGTCGCCTTTGTTATATTCGGTTTCAGTATCCCAGACTAGTTCATATTCTGTTCCTGGTACATAGACATCCCAATATGACTCGTCTTCTCGTAAAGTATTAGTTGAAGTATGGTATGCATTTGCTTTCCAAAGCATGCCGCCATATTTAACAATATCATTTTCTTTATATCTAAATAGTCCCGACCAGTTACCTTTGTATTCTATACCAGAATTTAAAATATCCCATGAGGCTAAGTTTAATTCAAGTCCTAAACTATCATCGTCTGTACTAGTATGTGGTGTATTACATATATAGACCGTTGATCCATATTTGACTACATCATCTAACATATATCTTGTAGAGAGTTGCCAATCACCTCTCCAAAGTTGCGATCTATTTATAGTTGACCATTTGCTTAAATCGTTTTCTAAACCATCAACTAATACAGATGTACTAGTATGTTTTGTATTACAAATATATACAGTACCTGCATATAAAACTACATCACCTAAATCATAATTTCTAGAAACAGTCCACTGATTGAGCCAGTTATTTCCTATAGAGTACAAAATCCATTTAGCTGCATCGCCTGGTAATCCAATTGGTGCTACTGCTAATGATTGATGTTGTGTTTTACACTGATACAGATACCCTTTGAATTTTACAATGTCGCCTTCTGAATAAAAATTCGCTGCTTGCCAGTCACCTTTCCATTCATTACCATCAAACATTTTTTCCCATAATGTTTGATACGCTATGTCAAAATGGTTTCCCATTTTAGGATTATTTGCACTAGCATAAAATAATTTTGCACCCGGTTCTACTGAATCTCCTGATGTATAACTTACTGGCATAATAACCGGAGTTCCGGCATCATTATAAGTTACTGTCTCATTTACAAATTCCTCTAAATTAGAGTTAATGTAATTTACAATATCGTTGTATGCAGCCAATTCGTCCGCAGTGTAATCAACTCCAGCTTGCTCAATTGCAATAGCAGCCTCTACTGAGTTTTCTTCAATACTACCTAGCCCTGCTAAATTACCATATGCATTTGATGTTCTAGTGTTAGTAGAATTTAATAATGTTTCTAAATTTGGTGCATCTGGTAATGTAAGACCATTACTAAGTGCAGATAATGCCGTAGACAATATTCCTATAGTGTTATTTCCACTTGAAGGTATATCGTATAATACATTGTTAAATTGAGTAATTTCGTTGCTTGCAGGAACAGTAAAATTAATTCTACGCACAGATGCTTCTGCAAATCCTGAAACATATTCTTCAGGAGAAACATCAATGCTATCTAAATTATAAGTTACTCCTGGTGTATAATATGTACCACCATTAAATAGTCCATCTTTAATTGAACTTATTATAAGCGGATGAGATTGGTCATTAAACGTAATATTAGTTTCAGCATCTTGATTTATAGTATACGTTCTGCCTCTAAGCAAAGTAGGTGCTGGACTTTCGACGCCATCGAGATAAAACATACCATGTGCTTGATTGTTTATTGTGTCGTTTGAAACTGTAACGCTAATAATGGGCGAAAGTTCTGTAGCATCTCTATCTTGATAAAAGCTCGGACTAGGTGCGTGAGACTTTTTACAAACGTATGCTTTACCTTTGTAATAAACAATATCGTCTTTTATATATTGTACGCTGGTAGACCATTCGCCTCTCCAACGGAATTTTAATCTATCTATGTTAAAATTGGCCATGTTAAATCCTAATTAAGTATATTTATCCATTACTTGACACTGTATCATCATAAGTGTACGACTCATTAAATCTTGCAACTAATTCTCCTTCAGAGTTAACATAAAAAAATATGTTAGAATCTTCCCATAAAAATTGTTCGTTGTTAAGATTGTCATATATAATCTCATGATTTGTATCTCTGCCTTCGTAAAAGTTTTGTCCTGATTGAAAGTTAGGAAAGTTTTCTTCTGCATCTCCAGGATTATTAATATTAATTGCAGCATCTTTTTTAGATAAATCTACTTTAGTTAAAAATAATTCTCCATCATCAGTCCTACGCATTCCATAAAAGAATTTGTCTGATAATGCATTTAAAATTAAATCTGGTGTGTATCCTATATAATTTGACATTTTTTATTCCTTATACAATATCTACATAACTTATAACTGCGTCTAACGAATTCTCTTCGTCTGATTGTAGATACAATTGATTAGTTGGTGCTAGAATTAATTTCTCACCTGCACTTAAAGCTCTCAAACTAGAGTTAGGAGGAATTGGAATATCTTTCATATAAAACCCTTCCACACTTGTGTCGTCGTGGACAAGTACACTAGCGTATACTATTCCACTTGTAAGGTTAGATAAACTTAATCCTATAACTGTAGATCTTGTAGCTGCATCAGTTTCTAATGCAAGTATAGGTAGTAATCCTACTTCTTTTATCACTTTGTTTTTAAACTGTGTTGCCATTTTCTTATCCTAAAGTTAATACGTATTCTAAAGCTAAATCTTCTGCTGCTGTTACGCTAATCGATCCAGTAGCACCTGCAACAGAAACCCAACTAAATCCGTCCCATATTTCTAAATATCGTTGTTCTGTATTATAGCGAATCATTCCAGTTTCTCGATATGCTGAGGCTGGTCGTTGTAGGTTATCGCCTACCGGAACAACAAACCCGCTTGTGCCTTCGATTTTAAAATATCCGCTACCCTGCTGTTGAAATAACAAGGGTGCATCTGCAAGCGTATTTGTAATAGTACTGTCTTTGATAGAAATATTATCAATTGCTACTGAGCCCGTGCCGTTAGCAGTAAGTTGTAAATTTGTGTTTGCTGTAGTTGTTCCTATTACATTACCATCAATAAATATATCGTCTACATCTATTCTTGGAGTTTCAAACGTAGTGCTTGTTATACTTGCTCTCTCTGCATTACTAACATAAAATCTTATAATATCATCATTTGCACCAGGTGTTAGTTCAGGTGTGATATATGTGTCTCTGTCTAAATCATAGACACCACTTAAGATTCTCCAATTGCCATCATACCCTTCAAAAGTATCATCGTCAGTATTATAACGAATCATTCCTGTTGTCGGTGAAGGTCTAGATGCAACACTACCCGAAGGTAACTGTAAGCTACCTGTAGATGTAATTTTTACATTACCACTATCACTACTTAGATTAATATCTCCAGATAGACTGCTAACAGTATTGCCACTAATCCTTAAATTTCCTGTATCAACTTCGGAACCTGTAATTGTTGTTGTATTGCCGCCAGTAGTAATAGACAATCCAGAACTAGTGTCTATATTAAATGTAGAGCTTGTAAAATCTACAGTACCGTCTTGTTGATTAACGTAAAATAAATCGCCAACTCTAAAGTCGCCACGGTGGTCAACTGAACTGTATCTAATTTTGGCTTTATTTAATTCAGTTACCTCTTGGGATTGTATTACTGTTGTAGGATCATTATCAACTTCCTTGCCATTTCCTATGTAAGCAAAGTTTTGAGATATCAAATACATTAAAACGCCGGGGCCGTCGCCATACGTACCATAATTACCGTAAACACATGCGCTTGCAATAGAGCGAACTTCTCCGCCGAAGTCTAAAGTATCTGCAAGTGTAACATAGGATGCAGTTGCTCCGTTACTAAATCTTAAATCTTGACTATTAAGTGTGTCGTCTACAATAGTTTCTGAACTGTCATCTACTGTGTTAAAATGTAATAATAGCGTTGCTGAAGCATCACTTGTAAATTCTGCTGCAATGGCTCCAAACGCACCTGTATATCTTGCTACACCTTTAGATACTCTAATTTCGTCTACATTACCATCAAGATATTCTGCGCCTGTACTCCATTTTGCACCAACTACTAACGGTTTTGCTACGCCAAGATCAGTGCTTACAGTTGCACTATCTTTTTGTACTCCGTCGACATATAATCTCATTGTGGTGCCGCTTCTTGATACAGCAATATGATACCAAGTTGATGTAGTTAATGTAGTTGCACTTGATAAAACTGTTGCGCCGTTTATATAAACTTCTGGATTTCCTGTGTTTAAATTTAAATACGGACCTACATCTGTGTCTGCGCCTGCTCGTAGATCTATCAAACTTCTTGTACCTGTTATACTATCAAAGTAGAAAAATCCTTCGATAGTGAAATCATCCGTACCAAACCCAAAATCATTATTTGACGCAACACTAATAGAATCTTGAGTGCCGTCTAATATAAGACTACTTGTGCCAAATTTCTTAATTGTTGTATCAGTAACAGGATTTTGATTTCTAATAATAGTTTTGCCAGTTCGGTCGCTTGCTTCCTCTAATCCTGCTAGATTACCAGTTACATAAAACTTACCGTCTGGATCAACACTAGCAATTTGTCCTGTTGCAAGAACTGTTGTACCATCAGTGTCATAATAACTAAATGTATTACCAGCAGTAATGCTTCCTCCTGAAAGCCCAGCCACTCTAACAGCAGTTTTACCAGTGCCTTTAAGGCCTGTAGCTCCGTCTACTGCGTACAATCCTTTGTTTGCAAAATAAGTAAAACAGTTTAACCATTCTACTCTAGCACCGTTTGTAATAGTAAGACCATCTACTCCTGGCGTAATAAAAGTTACACTATGAAATAAACAACCAGCTTCTCTTGATGCTGCATTTGCTAAACTGCCATCTATGTATGCGCCGCCGCCTGCGTCACCTTGTAAAAATCCTCTTGGATCCGCTGCGCTTGTAACACTTCCTGATGTAATTACACTTACATTCCTAACATACGGTGATCTTGATGTTACTGTAAAATTATTTGCAAATTCAAAAGCATAGCCAGGAGCAAAAAAATCTTTAATTGTAATATCTTCAACAGTACTTTGCCCGTTGAGTAAAAATGCTGTGTTAGTATTTGTTCCTGCTGTAGGAGAAATATTAACTCCACGTAAACTGTGTCCTTTTACAGTAACACCTGCAGGAATAGTTAAAGGGAATACTTCTTGATATTCCCCTGGATAAATGTGAATAGTATCTCCATCGCCGGCAACACTTAACGCTTGTGCTATAGATGCAAACGGATCATTAGGGTGATCACCTGAATAACTATCATTACCGTTTTCTGCAACATAATAAATATTACCTTGCCTTAATGCTAAATCAATTCCGGCAACTTCAATACTTGATGTGGTAACTGTACCTGCAAAAAAATTGTCTGTCCAGACATCAGCCCATCTTGCGCCGCCAGCTCCCGGATCGCTACCTAACGAGTAAGTGCCCGTTGCATCTGGTACAATGTTACTTGCAATTTCTGCATTAAATGTAACATTATCAGTGTCTGCGTCACCTATAGTAATATTACCATCTGCTGTTATACTACCGGTTGCTACAATATTACCGTAGACGTTAGTATCTGCAAATATTTCTACTGTGCCAGTGCCGTTTGGTCTAAATTCTAAATTTGCATTAGAAGTAGATGTTTTAATTTGATTATTTTCAAGTTCTAGATCATCGATTACAAGTTTATTTTGATATACAACACTATTACCAGCTGTTGTGCCTAGTGTAAGTATTGGATCGCTAGTTGCAATTCCTGAACCAGAAATACTTATGTTTCCAAGTCTAGCTAGATTAGAAACATTAAGTGTTGGGGTTTGAGTGGTGCCGTTTACATCTAAATCGTATTGAGGTGTGTTGGTGTTTATACCAATACGACCAGGATCTACATCCAGATATAACAGGTCGGTCTCAAAAGCAAGATCAATACCTTCTCTCAGAAGGTTTGCTTTTAAGAGCGGACCACTAATTCGACCAATAGCCATCTCTTCTCCTCAACACGGGGATCCTGTCCCTCTAGCCAAATTCTCATCCCCTTAGGGCTCTTTGCTGGTTAACCACAGTTTGACCCTGCATAGTTTGGTCTACTATTGCATTAATAATATTTATCTAATTATATGAATTATAGTCAGATAGCTTAATTTTTAGCCGAGAACTATAGTGTATATGTCTACTAGTTCTTTAAGTAGCTCGTCGGTAACTTCTGCGCCCTCGCCAGCACTTCTTTGCCACTCTTCGCCATTCCAAGTTTCTAAATATTCTTCGTCTGTATTATATCTAGAATCTCCTATTTGAGCTTGGAACAAAGTAGTGCTTGTAACTTCGTCCCAAATCAATCCACTTGCAGTTACAACATCATTTGCTAAAGGAGCAACAGTATATGTAGAGCTTAATTCTATTGAAACTGTCTCTGCTACACTGTTATAAATTGCTCCTACTACTGTTAAAGATTGGCCGTTACTGGTTACGTATCCGTCGCTTACCCAATTACCTACTACAGTGGGATAGTTGCTTACATCTATTTCTATTATAACAGGACCACTAGAATTATAAGATACTACACTGAAAAATGGTGCTTGTGTAGCAGTACCTCCGAACGGTATAACTAAACCAGTTGTTGTGTCAAACTTAACATATCCTTCACCGGTTGTAACTAATGCAAGATTATTATTTGTAGTATTTGATATATTTTCACTAAAAATTTCTAAATCAAATGCGGAAACTACTCCAGTTCCATTCGGAACAAATTCAAGATCACTGTTACTTAATGTAGTCTCAATTGTGTTTGAATCAAAAAGTATATCTCCATCTGATAGACCTAACAAACTAAATGTGGTGTTATCTAATACTCCAGTAGTGGAAGTTCCTGCTGTGAAAATTAAACTATTGTTAGTATTATGAGCAGTTACACTAGTGTTCCTGTCATCTGAATAAACTCCGCCAAAACTAAGGTTAGATGATGAATATCCTTCAAACAAGTTTGTCTGTGTGTTGAATCTAATCGATCCTTCTATATTTGTACGTTCGTTATCATTTCCGTTTGCTACTGCAAAACCTGCATTAGAAGATGTTGTGAAAATTTCTGTAACAGGAGATAATACCAATTCACCGTCAATTGTATCGATCGTATTTCCACTTATTCTAATATTTCCTGTATCAATTCTTGTTCCATTAATATAAGTAGTATCGAATCCATTTCGTATAACTATTTCACTTAGTCCAGAAAAATCAACAGTACTTGCATCTATACTAGTAGTACCTGTTTCAAAATCTGCAAAGAATGATTCTCCAACTTTAAATTTTCCTTCTGCGTCTGTACTAGTATAATTAATTTTTCCGCTGTTTAATTCTACAGCTTCATTTGCTTCTATTGTAAGTGTGCTATCATTTGTAACATTATTAGCAGAGCCAGTGTATGCAAAGTTATGTCCTATTAGATACATTAATGTATCTGCTCCGTCGGCAACTGCTCCAAAATTTCCGTATACACTTGCCGAGCCTATTGATCTAATCTCTGCACCAAATCTTAATCCGGTGCCGCCTAATCCGCTTGCTCCTTGTATTGCATATAAACTTCGGTTGGCAAAATAAGTAAAACTGTTTAACCATTCTACTCTTACACCATTTGTCATTGTAATAGCATCAACACCAGGCGTAATAAATGTTGCACTATGAAACAGCATACTTCCTTCAATTGTTGCACTATTAAGATTGTTGCCGTCTATTAGAGCACCTTTTCCTGCATCGCCTTGTAAAAATCCTCTTGGATCACTTGCACTTGTAACGCTTCCTTGAGTAATTACAGTTACGTTCCTAATGTACGGACTTCTAGTATTTACTAATCCGTTAGGAGTAAACCTAAATGCGTAACCTGTGTCATTACCACTGTCGTAAAAGAAATCTTTAATAGTTATATCTGCTACTGTAGTGTCACCTTCCATTAAAAAAACATCTTTACTTTGTGTTGCTACTGTTGGTTTAATAATAGTATTTCTTATATCTTCGCCACGTATCGATGTGTTAGGCGGAATAGTTAATGGAAATTCTTCTTCATACTCTCCAGGAAAAATGTGTATAGTAACTGGTCCTACTGAACTTGAATCTACAACATCTAATGCATGCTTCAACGTACGAAATGCTCCATGTTGATGGTCGCCCACGTTTGTGTCATTACCTAATGTGCTTACGTAAAATATGTTTCCTTGTCTAACAGCTAAACTAGCATCGTTAACAATAACTGTGCCTGCAGATACTCTTTGTCCATTTAACAAATCGCTGTGCATATTCTGCCATCTTTTACCATTTGCACCTAGTTGATACGTATCAGTTGCATCAGGAATAATGTCGCTGTTTACATCTGCAGAAAATATAACATCATCTTGGTCAGAATCGCCTAAAATTAAATTTCCTCCAAACGTAATATCTCCTGACGAATGAAGGCCTCCTGTAATGTTCCAGTCACTGTTAATGTTAACTTCACCGACTACAGATTCGGTTCTAAAAATATATGCTTTACCTGAAGTATTACCTCCTGGGCTATTTTCGTTCTGAGCCCCGACAATGACATAGTCACCTGATATTGCCACTGACTCACCAAAGTTGTCGCTTGAGGTTGTACCATAAGCATTTGGATTGTCAAGTGTACCAACTAGTGTACCAGTTGTAACATCAAAGATATAGGCTTTACCTGAAGAGAGACCACCTGCATCATCCTCACTACCAGCGCCAACAACTGCATAGTTTCCGCTTATTGCAACTGATCCGCCAAATGAGTCAAACTGCGTTGTGCCATAGGCATTTGGATTATCAAGTGTGTGAACTAGAACACCTGTAGATACATTAAATATGTATGCTTTACCTGATTGATTGCCACCGGCGTCATCTTCGCTTGGAGCACCAACCACTGCATATGTATCTGAAATTGCTACTAGCTCACCAAATACATCACCTGCAACTGTACCATAAGCATTTGGGTTATCAAGTGTGTGAACTAGAACACCTGTAGATACATTAAATATGTATGCTTTACCAGAAGCACTACCACCAGCATCATCTTCTTGTCTAGCACCTACAATCGCATAGTTGCCTGATATTGCAACTGATCGGCCGAAGAAGTCTTCTGCACTTTTACCATAAGCATTTGG